TTAGCGTTCATTAGATAACGCCCTTTTCCGTCCGCTAAGCGTCCGTTGTGAGGATAGCAGCGGACGGTTGAACTTTTCCATCTCCTGCGCTTTGAGGGTGTCGGCTATTGCCACGTAGGGGCGCATAGTCTTCTCGGTCTTATGTCCCGTGTATTTTCGGATGACCTCGGAGGGGATGCCGAGTGTGAGGGCTTGCACGACAAAGGTGTGGCGTCCGATGTGCGAGGTTACTACCTCATACTTCGGGAGCGTCTCCTCGATGCGCTGGCGTCCAGAGTATCGTAGTCGTGTGACTGGTGCGTTGATACCTGCCTGCTCGCACACGCTTTTGAGAGTTCTGTTGAGTCTCTGCTCCGCCATTGGTGGTAGTGGGGTCTCCTCGCCCTTGTACTTGTCGAGTATTGCCCGTGCGTGGTCGTTGATGTCCACCTCGATTAGCTGGTCTGTCTTCTGTGCGTAGTATCGTATGCTCCTCTCTGTGATGTTGTCGTGTGTCAGCTTCTTCAAGTCCGAGTACCGCAGGCCAGTGAAGCAAAGGAAGCAGAAGAGGTCACGTGCTATCTTCTCTGAATGCAGGCGTAGCTCTACCTCCATAAGTCGGCTCAGCTCCTCCCACGTGAGATATACCTCGGCTCGGTTGCTGTCAATGCCCTTTAGACGCACCTCGAAGAAGCGGCGGTAGTCCTTTTCGTATAGCCCTTGCCCCTGCGCCCAATAGAGAGCGCTCTTGAGGATGCGGAGAGTTTTGTCTACCGAGCTATTGAGCAGTCCTCGCTTCGCCGTTAGGTGCGTGATGAAGCCTGCTACCCACTTCTCGCTGATGTCCTCCAGTGTTGCGGACTGCGAGTAGTCAGCGAGGTGCATACGTGCGGTGCGTATGTTCGCCTTGTGGCGTTCGCTCCAGCTGCGTCGCACGCTCTCAGCCTCGACAAATAGATCGATGAGAGCTACTACCTTTCGCTTGTCCTCTGGGGCGACCTTTACTGGTGTTTGCTTCGATGTGCCAAGCGTCTCTCCTAGGTACTCATTGTACTTCTCCTTTAGCTCCTCGGGGGTGGGGAGGTACTCTATCTCCTCGAAGTAGGAGAATGCGCTATCTATTGCCTCCTCGGTGTACTGCAAGGCTCGGTTTATCATAGCGGCTGGCGTTCGTTTGTCTCCGTGGGTGGTGTTCTTTAGGCATCGCTCCGCCTCGGTGCTCCACTTGTCGGGGTCTACTCGGTAGCCAACGTAGACGCTTGTGATATATCCGCCTCCGTAGCGGATTCGGTAGCGTATCTGCAAAGCCTTCCACCCCTTCTGTTTGTCTAGGAGGAAGTGGCACGTGCGGCGGATAGGTAGCATAATATACTGGGGATAAAGAAAAACCATATCGTTGACTTCAACAATATGGTTTTTCGTGGTTGTGGGTTGTGGGTGCTATTGCTTCTTGCACTCAATCTTTACGCTCTCTCCCGAGATGCTCGCTCTCAGAATGGCGGTGTCTCCGCTGATGCTGAGTACTTCGTATCGTGCGTACTCGGCTCCGTCGATATAGCAGATGATGGTATTTCCCGATACCTTGTAAGTGCCTTCTCCTTTGCCGAAGTAGCCTCTCCCTTGGTACTTGCCATCCTTGTCGAACGTGGCGTATGTTGCGGGGAACACCAGCTGTGCGATAGCGCTGGTGACGTCAAGCATAGAGCCGTCCTTCTGCTCTACCTTCGTGATGCGCCACGTTCCGTAAAGCTGCTCCATTGAGAAGCTCGAGGGGGTGGGGCTGTCCTTCTTGCACGAGGCAAAGGAGATAGCAATCGCAATGACCGCCACGAGCGAGAGTAGTAATTTCTTCATAATGGTTGTATTTAGAGTTATTAAAAGTGGTCGTATGTAGTGCTTTATACGCGCGTACGCGTACATATATAGTCTAGAACTTTCGCTTTACCAGCTCTTCGACATAGAAGATGCCCTGCACGTCGTCGAGCTTCACTGAGTAGTCCTTATACTGGCTGTTGAGGGAGTGGCAGGTAATCTCATTGTTAGCCTTGTCGTGGTTCACTACCTCCTTGAGCACTATGCCCTCGGCGTCTGTCGCCACGACGCAGTAGGTCTCCCCGCGCTTCTTTATACCAAACTGCCAATCACTTTTAGGTAGCACTCGGCAGAGTAGGATGTCTCCATCGAGGAATGCGGTGCTACTCCCGTCGTCCATGCTGTCGCCAGATACTTCGAAGAGCAGGTAATCCCCTTTCAGTCGCTTATCTATTAGTACGGGCATCGTCTGCTTATCTTCTTCCCAGTAGGGGTCACCGAAGCCAGACAACGCTCCTGCCTGCGCTCTGTGCGGTACGAGAGGGATGTCCACCCAGTCTCGGTCACTGCTTACGAGCGGGCGGGCGCTATTCTCCTGCGTGGGCTGTGTGGCTGGTGCGCCAGCCTTCAGCATCTCGCCTTCCCCAGTGAGCAGCCATGATGGAGAGAGGTTGTACAAATCCCCCCATTTCTTCGCCTGCGACTTGCCAAAAGCCTTGCGCCCCGTGAGGAGTGCATTAACGTACGGCTGGCTTACACCGAGCTGAGCGGCTATTGAAGCTTGGGTATGCCCCGTATCTCGGAGGTATTTGCCCAACTCTAAAAGTTTTTTCTCATTCATAACCTTTTGGGTTATAGCGATTTAGCTCAAATCATACTAAAATATAACCTAGAGCGTTTGGTATATTACCAAAAAGGTTATACCTTTGTAGTGTAGTCCAAGAGAGGACAACAAGAGCGGGTCTAAGAATAGACACCGACAAAGATAATGAAATACAAAACAAGTAGACCTCTATGGCAAAGCGAAGAGCCCTAAAGCCCAAGTCTAAGATACTCGCAGAGCGCGCTGACAAAGTCAGAGCAGCGTTCGCGAAGATGAAAGACGAAGGTATGGGAACAGAAGATGCCGTGCACAGTCTACGAGTGAAATACAAGCTCGCACGCTCGACGGTATATAATTACCTAAAGGGCTAACAAGCTGTGCACCCCCGAGGGCTTAGCCCTCATTACTGAGCGGTCTTTGACATTCTTGATACAAACAATGGCGAATACAGATAATCTGCAGGTGAAAGGCCTGCACGTGATTAACCCATTGTCGTTAGCCTGCGACCTAATGTGCGCAGGGCGAAGCCGTGGAAGGCACGGAACACCCGAGGCTCGGAAGCCTCCTGACGACACCAGTAACGTAACAAAGACAACTATGTACAACGAAGAAGACATTTCCTACAGCGAGGTGAGCCCATCCTTCCTCAAGGATGTAGTCTACGACATGACCCAGTCCATCGCAGACTATGGCGGGTACACCACAGAGCAGTGCATCTACATAATAGACGACCCACGGCTCTCTGATGAATCGACACTCATCCTCACCCTAGAGCTTTCGGGAGGGGAGTTTGAACTGACCTACGAATATGACAACAGAGCAGGGGTGAAGGACTTCCCCCCGTTCGATAGCACCGACTTCTGCGGGGTGCTTTACAACGCAGAGCGTGAGATAGAGCGTAGCGAGCGCAACGCCCGAGAGATAGCGGATACAGAGCGCTGGCTCAACATGACAGAACGATAAAGACAACGAACATGAAACGAGCAGATATGACGACAGATAGAGTGATAACCGCCCTCGCCTATGTGGTAGCGGGCGGGCTTATCCTCCTCGGCTTCTTAGGGGGACTTCTGATAGTCTCCGACACAGACGCAGCATTCACCCCCGACCTCTCCACCTCGGAGTTCATCATTAAGAAGCTCGCAGGCGTTGCACTGCTTGGGGCTTCGATATATACGTGGCGAGCCATTGAGCGCCACGGCAAGTAATAGCTGATAGGTTCTTTTCTTCAATCCGTGGCGGGGGCGGTCAATTTAGAGGCCGCCCCGCCCACAAAGATGAATCTTCATTGGGTTTGATTTAGTGTTTACAGTGGGGTGGTAAATCTGGGACAGACAAGCCACCCCGAAAAAGTTGACAATCACGCCCGCAATTTAGAGCGGGCGCACCCCCTAGGGCTAGCAACTCTAGCATTGTTTCTATTTGAACAAACATACTGCTCGACAACTCCGAGAGGACAAGCCGTGGCGAATTGCACTAGCGCGCCAACTCCGAGAGGACGAGGCGCGCCACAAAGTAGACAAACTATTTAGCAACACGCCAGCACATGGCGACAATCTCTAACGCAGACGCAAGATGGACACGGAAACAAAGACGCCCAAGATTTATGAAGCCCTTATCAAAGCTAATGAGCTTGTCGGGGCTATCTCCAAGGGCAACACGAACCAGCAGCAGGGCTTTAAGTTCCGAGGCGTAGACGACGTCTACAACAGGCTGCACCCGATACTCGCTAAGTGCGGTATCGTTATCGTTCCCGAGGTTGTGAGCTACGAGGTAACAGAGAGACAAGCGCGCAACGGCGTTCTGCTCTACACCCGAGCCACTATCCGCCACCACTTCACCGCCTCCGACGGCTCCTCCGTGACGACTCTGGTGGTAGGCGAGGCGATGGACAGCGGGGATAAGGGGATGAACAAGGCGATGAGCATAGCTCTCAAGTATGCCCTCTTCCAGCTCTTCACCATTCCGACTGACGAAGACAAAGACCCCGACGCTACCACACACGAGCTAGTACCGCAGGCGCCGCAGGCGACGACAAGCCCAGACTACCAGAGCAAAGTAGAGGGCGCTATTAACGAGCTCGCAAAGGCAAGCAGCTTAGATGAACTTGCGAATATCTTCCGAAGCCTCCCAAAGGAAATGCAGGGCGACCGCTCAGTAAAGGGCGAGGCGACGAGGCTAAAGGCGGTGTTCGCACAAAAGACTGCCAAGAAATGAACGCATTAGACTTGCACCGCTCGTCGGTGCGCTTCGATGAGCAGAGCCACACATACACCACCTCAGACGGGCGACAGCTTACTGGGGTGACGTCGATACTCAAGCAGGCACTCTTCCCAGACAAGTATAAGGGCATCCCAGATGCGATACTCGCAAAGGCGGCTGAGCGTGGCACGGCTATCCACAACGAATGCGAGGACGTAAACCTCTTCGGGGAAGGAGCTATCAACGAAAGCTCCAGTGAGGAAGCACGCAACTACCACGAGCTACTCGCCAGGGAGGGTATCACGATGATTTACAGCGAATACCTCGTGACAGACGACGAGGTCGTAGCTACGATGATTGACTGCATCGATGATAAAGGCAACCTCTACGACATCAAGACCACCAGCCAGCTCGATATAGAGAGCCTCTCATGGCAGCTCTCCTTCTGCGACTACCTATTTACGAAGCAGAACATCTTCCTCGAGCGACCGTCATCTAAGCTCTACGGCATCTGGCTACGAGGCAGCACTGCGAAGCTGGTAGAGGTAGAGCGAAAGAGCGACGACGACATCGAGGAAGTTATTCAGGCCTATCTAGATGGCGAGGTATTCACCCACAAGCCCGTGGAGCTCACAAGCCCCGAAGAGGAGGCTCTTGCGAGAATCAGCGAGCAGGAGGAGGTGATTATCGCACTGAAGAGAGAGATAGACCGACGCGAAGCAGAAAAGCAGGAGGCTCTCGACATCCTCAAGGCGAGAATGGAAGAGAGCGGGCTAAAGAAGCTCGAGACGCAGAACCTCTTACTAACGCTGGTAGCTGAAAGTGAGAGCGCCACCTTCGACAGCAAGCGGTTTAAGGAAGAGCACCCCGAGCTTGCCGAGCAGTACGCTAAGAAGGTAGTCCGCAAGAGCTACGTAAAGATTAAACTCCGATGACATACGACCTCTCCCGTGAGCTCGACAGAGCGCAATTCAAAGAGCGGTGCAACCTACTCTACCGACAAGGGGCGCTCGTTGAGCTCACTGAGAAGAGGGGTAGGCGCACTCTCAAACAGAACAGCTATCTGCACCTGATCCTCTCCTACTTTGCTCTGCAATATGGCGAGCGAATGGAGTACATCAAGCAGGAGTTTTTCAAGCGCCACGTGAACGCAGACCTCTTCCTCCGAGAGAAAGAGGGTAAGGGTATCGGGCGATACTACGTACTGCGCTCCAGTGCCGAGCTTGACACTAAAGAGATGACCACCGCAATAGACCGCTTTCGTGACTGGGCTTCTAAGGAGGTGGGGGTGTACCTACCCACTCCCGAGGAGAACGGGCTGATAGGCGAAATAGAGCGAGAGGTTGAAATGAATAAACGATGGATATAATGGACACCGCAGTAATCCTTAGCCCAGTAGAGCTCTCCGAACTCATCTCCTCTGCAGTGTGCGAAGCCCTCAGCAAGCACAACGAGAGCGCAAAGCAGAGCGAGAGATACATAGCAGGGAGAGATAGGGTGCTCGACTTCCTCGGCATCAAGTCGAGGGGCGCACTTAACTCCAGAATAGCAAAGTACCCTAGCGCCTTCCTTCAAGATGAACGCTTCACGCTCATCCTTGACGTGGAAGCCTACGCAGAGTGCCTGCGCAGAGAGCAGAAGATGACACGACGATAACCACAACAAAAGATAAAGACTATGGGAAGACTTCGACTATATCCGAGGGAGATAGACTTATCAATACTAAACGACTTCGAACTGGACGTGCACATCCACAACCACAACAAGGTGCTGAGCTTCATTACCACCAAAATGTGTGCGAACAACAAGCGGATGCCTTACTACAGACGAATGGCAGATAGCACAATGGATAGGCTACTCACACTTCGGGCTGAGAGAAAGCGCAGGGCGAAGGAGGCTAAGGAGAATGCATAAGATCGACCGCTCCGAGGTGCTCGACAAGATTAAGCGGCATCTGCAACACCGCAGTGACGCTAGACAGCGTCCGCTGATAATCTTAAAAGAGCAGTTGTCCTCGGTCGTTGGTTGCGACTTTGATACCCTACGCCCAGTCCTTCTAGATCTCTACCACGATGGCCTACTGCTCACTGGGCGGACACTCAATACTACATACTTTACACTCCCAGAATATGTGTAAGCATAAGTACATACCTCTCGACATCTTCGCCATGCAAGACGCTAAGATAGAAGCGCTGACTGCAGAGCACGGCATGGCGGGCTGGGGGGTATATACCGCACTCCTTCTGAAGCTAGCACAGCAGGACGAGAGCGGGTACACCTACCCCAACAACTCTAAGCGCCTCGCTAACATCCTGCCGAAGCGACCGCGTGCAGAGATTGTGAGGTCTACTATAGAGGACTTCGGTCTGTTCGAGATAGACGTAGACGAAGATGGGGTAGAGGTGTTCTACTCTCCTCGACTATCCTCTCACCTTTCCTACCTAGGCAATGTAGAGCGAAAGCAGGGCGAAGAGCCCGCATCAAAGAAACGTAACTACAATGTAAGCCAGTCAGTTAAAGAGAGCTTAGCCAAGGCTAGAGCCGCTAAATCATCACGCAAAGTAGACGACGAGGAAGAGAAAGTAGAGAGCAAAGTAGAAACAAAAGTAGAGAACAAAGTAGACGCAAAAACCACCAAAGTAGAGAAAGCAGAGAAAGCAGAAATTAAAGTAGACGAAAGTAGAAACGGCATCTCTACTTTGCCATCTACTTTCAGCTCTACTTTGGGGGGGACTATAGGGGGGGTAATAAATACCCCCCTAAAAGAAAAAGATAAAGAGAAAGTAGAAATAGAAAGTAGCCCCCTAACCCCCGAGGGGGGGATTGAGAGCGAGCGCATCGAGTTAGAGGCGATAGAGGACACTTCGCTTCGCTCTATGGTTAGCTCGCTAATGCACCCTAGCTCCGATATGCGAGATTACGGCAAGGCGTGGAAGGCGCTCTATGAGGAGGCGACAGCAGGCGAGGAGGACTTCGCTAAGCCTATGGTGCTAAGTCGGGCGATATGCAGAGATGGGCAGGAGCTCTTCTTTGCGCTGATGCCCGACCGCCCAGATGGCAATGCAAAGGAGCGCCCCACGATAGCCACCACGCTAAATGCAATAGCACTCTTCAAGAAGATGCTGGAGGAGGCTAAGGCGTCCACCTTCCTCCGAGGCAACAAGGCTATGGCGAACCTATCGTGGTTGGTCAAAGCTGACAACTTTGCCAAGGTCGTAGAGGGGTGCTATCGAGACAACCACGCCTCTAAGCCCTCCTCACCTCCTCCAGCTTCGCACGGCTACTCCAACGACATGTGGGCGAAGGAGAAGGATGAGCAGGCCAGCCGAGAGGAGAGCGATGAGGTGAAGGCGTACAAGGCTAAGACGGCCGAGATGGCAAGGCGTGTAATGAGTGAAATGAAAGTTAGACAATGAACAACGCAGAGCAACCACCACAGAAGACAAGTGCACTCCCCCTCGCCTCAGACTTAGTGAAGAAGATACAAGCGGAGCGCATCGAGGGGCTACCTACAAGGCAAGTGTACGACGTGTACAAAGAGATTGACATAAGCACCGCCTTTAGCTACATCGTGGCACTCGGTCAGCGGGCTACCCCCAACTTCGAGCTAGACGAGATTAGCACCGCAGCTTACATCAAGGCCGTTTCGTGGCTACTGGCTCTACCTCACCCAGAAATAGACGACCCGATGAAGGGGCTACTGGTGATGGGTGAGACTGGCACGGGTAAAACGATGCTGGTATCTCTACTCCGAGAGCTTAGCGATATGCTTGGCTTGCACCGCCCATTCTACGATGGCGTTAGTAGTCGCAGGGTGATGAAGCCCTTCCTCTGGAATGGCGATACGCACGCCCTATGGCACATGTCGGACTATATCGACAGCGAAGATGGCGGGTATACGGCGCTAAGCTACCGAGTGCTTCACATCGGCGACCTCGGCAGTGAGCCAGCCACCTTCCAGCGATACGGGAACAAAGCGAGCCTCGCAGACCTCATCAACCAGCGCTCCGACTTTGGCTACCGAGATGCGCCGATTGTTGCCACCACAAACCTCCCGTGGTCTGAACTTCAACGCTACGGCGATAGAGCTGTCTCCCGACTTCGTGGCGACTGCATCGAGATACAGCTTGTCGGAGTGCCTGACCACAGAAAGCAACGGAAAGACACATGGCAATAACACCTCCCAACAAGATAGAACTGCCACCAGAGCTCCTCGATGAACTGGAGCGAATGGTGATGGAGGAGGGGATGATAATCTCAAAGGCATGCGAGGAGTACGCATCAAAGATTGGTGCGACATCATCCATCGTGTACTCTCGGTTCACAGGGCACCCAAACTACAGCGAGATAAAGCTGGTGAGCTTACAAAACGGAACTCACAATCGGAGCAGTGGCGATGAGGGTGGCTGGGACAAGACCCCTTTTACCAACTTCTGGACGCTTGACGAGTGGAAGCGCAGGGGGCTAATCAAGTCATCAGAATAGACACAATCTAATTCACATAGATATGAACGAATCGAAAATTACTGGACGAATTTTACAAGCCCTGCCCCTTCGCACTGGGACTAGCAAGTCGGGAAACCAATGGCAGGTGCAGGAGTACATCCTCGAGACGCTGGGGGAGTACCCCAAGAAAGTGTGCTTTGAGGTGTTCGGCGACAATGTGGCCAAGTACCCCGTGCAGGTGGGTCAGGAGGTAACTGCTTTCATCGACATTGAGAGCCGAGAGTTTAACGGGCGATGGTACACCTCTGTCAGAGCGTGGAAGATTGAAAGCGGGGTTACTCTTCCAGAGCATCAGGCACAGCCAGGACAAGCTCCTGCCACGGCAAAGGTGAATACACCCCCACAAGCCCCAGTGAAATCTGACGCACTTCCGTTCTAATGAGTACTGCGACTACCACGAAGAAGCCTCTTATCATCGGGATTGACCCAGATACAGAGGCTTCTGGGTGGGCGGTCATCAACCTCAATGACCGCTCCGTACATCTCGAGACGATATCATTTCTTAGGGTGCTTGACCTGCTCGATGAATGGCGATGCGAAGAGGACGAGAAGTACCTCGACACTGAATACTCCTACCGCTTTGTCCTCGAGGACATCTGGAGTACCGCCCACAACTGGCACGCATCACCAAAAGATAACCACAGAGTGGTAGCCAAGAAAGGCTACCACCTTGGGAGGTGCGCTATGGTTGGCGAGCTTCTCCGAGATGCGATACAGGCAAAAGAGTTCCCGATCATCTGCCAAAAGCCACTGCTCAAGCACTGGAGAGGACAAGATGGAAAGATCACCCACTCTGAAATACTCGAAATATGCAGGCGTCACAACCTGACGCTACCGAAGAGTAAGCAGTCACGCACCAACCAAGAGGAGCGAGATGCACTACTCCTCGCTATCCACCACATCGCAACACCTACCAAACTATTCGACAAATGACAATCACACTACTACTCTTACTCTCTGCAGGCCTGCTCGTGATGGCCTACCTCCTATGGACGCTACACTCACGCCTGCGCCTTCTTGAGCGTATGGATGCTACCCGAAAGAGAGACGCACGTGACCTCTCCAAGATGCAGGGCGAGGTAGAACACTGCTTCTCCTTCGTTAGCGAACAGCAACACAAGCTCCTTTAGATGCTGGGCAAGGTCAATGACATCACCCTCAAGCTCGCAGAGAAGGTGCTGACCAAGGGCGAGTATCAAGCACCTACGGCAAAGCCCGCCACGTTGGAGCGTGTGCCACGCCCCTGGCGCACTAAGCCCGTGATGAGTAAGAGATAAGAAGCGAAAGAATGAAAGTACTATCACTCTTTGACGGAATGAGCTGCGGGCAGATAGCCTTGAGGGAGCTGGGCGTGCCTATCGAGAGGTACTACGCCAGCGAGATAGACAAGCACGCTATCGCACAGACGCAGCTCAACTTCCCCGACACTATCCATCTCGGAGACGTGGAGAAGTGGCGAGAGTGGAACATTGAGTGGGAGGAGATAGACCTCCTTCTCGCTGGCTCGCCCTGTCAGGGCTTCTCGCTCGCTGGTAAAATGCTCGGTCACGATGACCCTCGAAGCAGGCTGTATTGGGTGTTCATTGACATCCTGCACCACGTGCAAAAGCTCAACCCCAACGTAAAGTACCTCCTTGAGAATGTACGGATGCGTCCAGCAGACGAGGTGAGGATAAACGAAAGCCTCGGCATTAGACCTGTTGTGATTAACTCCGCCCTTGTCTCAGCTCAGAATAGAGTGCGCCTATATTGGAGCAACATACAGACGAAGAGCGAGGGGATATGGGGCGAATTGATCACAGACATACCCCAGCCTACCGACCGAGGTATCTACATCGGAGACATCCTCGACGATGAAGTAGACGAGAAATACTATATGCGCAATCTCTCTCTCAACGAGGAGGCTCTTGAAAGCATAGCCACTACGCAGGAAGGGAAGACGTCAAGTGTAGTCAAGCTCGACAAGAAGCTAAAGCCAAAGGCTCAGCAAGACAAGGCTTCTTGCCTAACTGCTGGAGGACATAGCGGTGGCAACCACTCCGATATGGACATCTTGTATATAGGCATCTTTCAACGAGGGCGTGGCTATTTGAAGTCGAGAGTTATCACCGACAAATCGCCAACATTGACCTCCAATAGTTGGAGCTTTAATAATATGGCATGTGCCATGCGTGGTCGAGGGGACAATGATGGTCTGCTAATTACTCCTGGCACTTGGCGCACACACAAGGATGGGCAGGGTTTCCGACCGACAGCTGGAGGCAAAGCCCCGTGCATCCCCGCAAGGGCGAGGAACGACGGCAGCGGACAGCCAGTGGCTAAAGTAGGCTGTATGCTCCGTAGACTAACTCCCACCGAATGCTCCCGACTGCAAACCATCCCCGACTGGTACAAGTGGGGATGCTCCGACAGCCAAGCCTACAAGATGCTCGGCAACGGGTGGACGGTTGAGGTTATCAAACACATCTTATCACACATCATCAAATAGCAACGACTATGACATACAGACTTTACAACGCAGACACGCTCAACCGCTACGCCAAGGACTGCCACCAGCGGGCAGTGGCTAAGGGCTTTTGGGATGAGCCACACTCCGTCGGGCATTATCTAATGCTGGTTATCTCGGAGCTTTCCGAGGCGGTGGAAGCTGACCGCATCGGTAAGTGGGCGAAGCTCGACCACGACACGATAGACACACTCCAGCGTATAGCTGGTGCGCCCTATGCTCAAGAGTTCCTCCGTGAGGTCAAGGATAGAGTGGAGGACGAGATCGCCGATGCAGTGATACGCCTTCTTGACCTGCTGGGGTGGATGCTCAAAACAAAGCGAACGACCGAGATACTCACCGAGAGCGACCTAAGTAAGGTATACGGCATCCTTGATACGCCACGCCCTGGAGAGGAGTTAACTCTCCTCCTACTACGCATAGTGGCGGACACATCAGGGTATTGGCGTTTGGGACTGCTCCGAGAAAAGGGCATCCTCTACGCCATTAAGTCGCTCGAACAGCTCTGCGATCACCTCGGCATCGATCTGATGACGCACATCGAGCTCAAGCTCAAGTACAACGCCACACGCCCTGCTCTGCACGGGAAGAAGTACTAATATGAGAAAGCTATTCACATTCCTCCTCTCCGTGGTAGTCGTGGTTTCAGTCTCCTGCAATCAGCCAGACTACTATACGGGAGTGGTCATAAGAAAGAACCACAGGCTTATAAGTAGAGGGCGTCACGTGTATGGCGTCGTACTTATGTGTAAAGATGGCAAGCACTTCGTCCCAGTGGATGAAACGACCTACCATAAGTATAACATAGGCGAGGTAGCCACCCTCGAAAATATAACACCATACTAACTCGACGACCAATGACAACGGACAACATAATCGACCTGCTAATCATCGCCTTCGGTATACCATTCGTGTGGGCGCTCGCAGCGACGCTCACGCTGTGGAACGAACGCAGGGAGCGAGAGCCAAAGGCAACCACCGCACCCGAAGCGGAGGACGTGACACCCACCGAGATACCCGAGAATGACAAGGAGTGGCACATACGCACTTGGCTTGTGGAGAGGCTACGAGCAGATATTGTAGGTAGCCTCGCCGATAGTGGTGAGTGCACTGTAGCTGTAACGAAGGAAGGCTATCACCTCACTCACGGAGAGGCGCACGCCCTGATCCTGCCCTTCCTCAAGAAAGGCTACTACGCCTACCGAGAGATGACGGGCTGGAATGGGTACAAGGTCACCAGCTTCCGAGTGGCGAAGCACCGAGACGCTGAGCGTACAGGTCTCGAGATCACAGAGGAGCTACTAACCAGGAATGCACAGCTATGACGGCGACAGTATTTCTCGCAGGTGCAGTCCTTTGCATGCTGTTCTACTTGCTGGTCTTGCGTAATGATACAGTAGATCTGCAGGATATAGTAGATCTGCAGAAGTCCAAGGAAGACCTGCGCAAAGGCATAGAGCGACTAAAGCGTGAGAAGCGCGAACAACGCAAGAAGCTCACAGCCGAGATACACGCCCTCCGCACCCAGCTCCACCAGCTGAGGAAGGAGCAACAGAAGCAAGACAACTAACACATATAGCTATGACCCAAGAACAAAAAGAACGGCTGAGAGCGTGGTGTGACAACCTGCTTGTCACCTATCGTATCGACTTCTTTCGAGGTCTTTTGCTCGCAAGGGTAGTGAAGTACTTATGTGCTGGTGGCTCGCACCTCTTGATGAGGAATATCCATCTGTGCCAAGAGGCTGAACGGCTCGGCTTTGAAGCATCCTCGGAGGATTACATCGATCTGCTCGCCTCGCTAAATCAGATAATAAAGGAAGTGCCTCTAAGCGACGCAGCGGATAGCGCCATTTACCACGTCATCGGTGGTGATTGGGAGCGAGCTATCGAAGCCCTCGACAAGCTCGGGAACGAACGCAACGAACAGAACTAACCACCAAAACGAAAAGAAGATGAAGTACATCGTAAAGAATAGACTTACCGACGCTATCTGCGGGGAGTTTGAAACCTATGGACAAGCAGGGAAGTGGGTGGAAGAGTACACCCACGAACAGAACGAGGGGCTATCTCCCGACGCTCCCGAGTACTGCTCCCCGTTTGACTTCGTGCTAATCTCTAAGTAACTAACCACGAGTGCGCCCTGCTGGCGGTTTACCGCACGCGATACCTTCCGCGCCTGGGACGGCAGGGCGCACTCTTCAATACAGCGAACTATGACACAGAAGATAGCACCCACGCTAACGTGGGAAGAGTACCGCAACCAGATAACGGCATCAGCACCAATCGGAAATGGGAAGAAGGCAGCGTATATCATCTACTATATCGACTTCGGATATGGGGGCTGCTATAGGTGTCTTCGAGATATAGTGGACGCAAACACGGATATCAATGACGTTGATTTTAACAATGGCATTGAGATAGCCGGGTATATACACACCGATAAAGAGGCCAAGGGGAAATGTCAAGAGGATCTACTAATGCTAACCAACAGTGAGCAATGACACGCGAAGAAGTAAAAGCGCAGCTGGCTAAATGCCCGCTGGAGTGGAAGGAAGACGATGGCAGGCCTGTCTACGGCTTACACTCAAGAGTGACGCTGATAGATGGTGAAGATGGAGACGAAGATGCGTACGACGCACTCCGCATCGACTTCCAGATAGACGTAAACAAGGCGAATAGCTCCTGTAGCGTCGACGTTAGCGCACACGGGAGGTGGGAGTTTGGGAGCTACGAACTTGCCAGATCCACAGGCTATATCATCCCACTCGAGGTACTCAAGGGAAAAGCTGAGGAACGCCGACTATCTATGGCCTGCCGACTGCTCGGCATTAAAGACTAACTAAAATGACACGAGAAGAAGTAAGGCAACAGCTGGCGAAGAACCCGCTGGAGTGGGAGGAAGATATCGAGGGAATACTTACCGCTAAGGTATGCGCTCTTGATAGGACGGTCTGTATAACCTACCGCTTAATCGAAGATGACGTGTATATAAAAGCAGCTAATGGCGGTGGTCGCTTCGTTGGCGAGTTCCTCGGTGTGGAAGGTGGAGAAGAGGCGCTCAAAACCATAGCCGAAGCCCACCGC